AGACGCTCTAGTAATTTTTCGATTTGACTTGCAAACATAATTTGTTCGAAGTGGCTGGATTCATTTAAATTAATTGAATTGTTGAAAACAAAACAATCTAGTTCTTCGGCTAGTTTTTCTGAACGATACCACTTTTCTAGACGCTTGTTTTCTGGTAGTGGATCTGCTCTTTCTTCGTTACGAACGCGAGAAACTTTATTGGTGACAGAAACATAAACAGTATCGAACTCATAACCTTCAAGCATGGTCTTGACGAGTTCAATCTTTTCTGCATCAGCAGCGCCATTGATAACAATGTTTGCCTTTGACTCTAAAAGTTCAGAGACTTTGCCTGTTAGGACTTGGTCTAACTGAACTTCAGTCAAATCAAAGCGAGAGAAAATATTCTTAAGAACATAATCTTTGCCGCTGCCTGGACCACCGAGTAAGAAAATACCGATTGGTGAATTTGTTTCTTCGCTCATTGCTTGTTTTACCCTGTCATGTAGTTTAGCACCAAGTTCTTTATTGCTATAATGGCTAATGAATTCATCGCGTTTACCTACCTTAACTAGACCACGAAGTTTAGAAGCTGACATACCTTCTTCGCCTTCTGCATCTGGATCGCGATGACCACCAGACTTAACTTTAACTTCTTTAATTCCTGGAAACTCTTTCTTACGATATTTATTGAGTAAAGATCTAAACTCTGCAACGCGATCGGAGCCGACCACCATTGTGACATGCGTGTGACCTTTAGACTCCAGGTGTTTCATTGCGTCGATGGCAGTGCGCACATTTTTATTGGATACAATATTTGCACCTGGAAATAAACGGCGCATAAACCCAACCTTTTCGCCATGTTCCAATGGATTCTTTTTAGCGTCTTGAGAATGTGATGGGAAAATATAATGTTTGCCACCAGATTCTTCTGCATCTTTTTGTACAGCAGATATGAGTTTACCATGCCCCTTTTCAGTAGGAACATTAAATCTTCCAAATGTAAATGTTGCTTTGCTCATATTACTGTTTTTTGTCCTCTAAGAACTGCTGATCGAGCGCGATTAAGTTTGCTAAACTCTCCGCGGTCTACAACCTTTAATCCTTTGGCGAAATACCCTTCTGGTCCTGATTCTTTACCACCAATAAAATGTGAATATTCTCCAGCCGCAGTCTTATTTAAACCACGTGCTAACAGATTAGTTGCTTGTTGAGTTTGGTGATGAATATCGAATGTCTTTTTAAACGCTTTAGCGTTTTTCTTCACATGCGCTAATGCTTCATCACGAGCAGCAGCCTTTGCTTTCTTTGCTTTTTCAGTTTTAACTTTAGCAATTTCCCTTTCCCATCTATTGGTTAGATGGCGAACATAACCCTGAACAGTTGGCTTTTCGCCAGTATCAACTGTCGAGTTTATAAAAGTTCTAAGTGTTGCTTCGTGACCAATAAGATGCTCGAAGGAATGATCTTTCATCAATTTCTGAGCGGCTGCTAATCGTTCTGCAACAGCCTTACGGTCTTTCGGACTTAACTTTTGTTCTTCTTTACCAATAGTATGTTTAACCAAATGAACATCTGGATGTTCTCTAAATTCAGATTGATCCGTAATAGGTGTTGCCTTTCCGTTCTTACCCTTTAACTCAGTATGAACTGTAATACTGAGTTTGGATTTGGCAAGTTTTTTGCCTTCTGGAGAATTCTTATCGACGGCATACTGAATGGTGTTTGGAGTGTGCGAGATCTTACCGTCGGTTTCTTCGCGAGTTTCTGGAGTGGACATAAATCCACCCTGCCATTTACCTGCTCTTTTTGGTAAAACTTTGTAGCCGTGCATTAGAATGGCTTTGAGAGGCTCGGCTAGATATGGCTTTTGACCATGCTGAGCATCTACATCAGACGCTGTGTAGTTATATCTTGAACCTGGACCCTTGTATTTTACACCAACACGACCGTCCTTTTCACGGACGATTTGAAATGACATTTTGTCATCGATTTTGCGTGTAATTGGAGTCCGTCCGAGAGCAACGCCTCGGAGAGCAGTAAGTGCTTGTTTGGCTTGTTTTTCGCCGTTAAATGTTTGATCTGAGGGATGCTCTAGATGCTGAATTCCAACGGCTTTAGTCGCCTCTGTTAAAAAGGCAGAGAACCTTAACATACTTGCTCCACACTGTGGGACTACAAGTATATTTAGTAAATTTCTGCTTTAAAACGAACCAATGGCGTAGCGATCCCAATCCATTGTTTTAATTGCCTTTGAAAGTGCAACAGTAACGTCTGACATGGCTTCATAGGCTGGGATGGTGCAAGTTGAACGAGCGGCTGCAGTAACAGCCTTAAACTCTTCTGGAGTAAACCATTGTGGGTTAATACCCATAAGTTCAGCCAGTTCATGCATATTCACGGAACCTTGGTTTACTAGATTATAAGGTCCAAAAGCATTGGTTTCGACAAGATCACATGCGACGCTTACAGCCTCATCTAAATCGGTTAGTGAGTTCTCACCAGCATCAATAAGTTTAGCATTTTTGGCGTAATTTAAAACCTTGAAAAGATAATTCTTAGGCTCATTCTTACCAGTAAATGGCATACGAATACGGAACACTAATGCTTTATCTCGCAAATAGACGTCTGAGACACCTTTACTTACAGAATAGATACTGCCGAAATAGTTTGGGTCAGCCTCTACGTCGGTAATCTCGCCCTGATAAATGCAACCACTGGAAAAGTGCGCCATTTTAGTAAACTTCTTTTCGCATGCTTGATGCAATAAAATTGGAAATATAGCATTGCCGTGGATAGTTCCAGACTTATCCTTCTCGCATGCATCGACGTTTGGTGATCCTGTAACACCAGCGCAGTTTATAACCCAGGAAAACTTGTTATTTTCTACAGCGGCAATGGCAGCATCATGCGAGCAAAGTGCTGTTACATGACCACGATTAACCAATTCATTGAAAACCTTATTTCCAGTCCAACCTCTACCCACAACTAGAATAGCCATAATTAAAACCTCGTATGAATAAGTTTATACAAATATTTACCATAATCTGACTTAGAATACTTGTTAGCCTGTTGCTCAACTTGCTTCTCAGTAATCCATGCTTTCTTAAAAGCGATTTCTTCAGGGCAACCAATCATTGTCCCTGTTCTACGCTGAACAGAACCAACGAATACTGATGCTTCAGAAAGAGATTCAAATGTGCCTGTGTCAATCCAAGCCACACCTCGATTTAAGAACTCAACTTTACAGTCATGTTCTTTCATATACATTTTATTAATATCTGTGATTTCGAGTTCGCCTCGAGCAGATGGCTTAATAGCAAATGAATAATCAACTACGCGATTATCATAAAAATACAAACCAGTTACTGCATAATTACTTGGTGCTTTGGCTGGTTTCTCATGTACATCTATTGGATTATTATCCTTGTCAAACTCAAGAACACCGAATCGTTCTGGGTCATTGACATGATAGGCAAACAATGTCGCACCAGTTGTATTCCAATTTGCACGATTAAATCTATTAATCAAATCATTACCATAGAAAATATTATCACCAAGAATTAATGCAACATCGCTGTTACCAATCCAACGTTCAGCAATGCGAAAACACTCAGCGATACCGCGAGGCTCATGTTGAACTGAGTATGTGATGTTCAATCCAAACTGAGAACCATCACCAAGTAATCGTTGAAACTGGTCGCTGTCATTTGGGCTATTGACTATCATGATGTCACGAATATCAGCCATCATTAAAGTTGTGAGCGGATAATAAACTAGTGGTTTATCATAAACAGGCAACAATTGTTTAGATAATACTTCTGTGCATGGGTATAAACGAGTCCCCATACCACCTGAAAGAATAATTCCTTTACGCATTATAATACTCCAATGTTTTAGTCAATCCTTCGACGATCTTTGTTTTTGCAGACCAACCGAGTTCTTTGAATATTTTATCTGAATTCATAGAATAACGCAAATCGTGACCCTTTCTATCAGCAACAAAATTAATCCAGTTTTGATACATATGCACAGGTTTGCCCATGAGGTCAAGAATCAAAGTTACCATTTCTAAGTTGGTAATCTCATGCCCACCACCGATATTGTATCGCTCACCAGATTTAAAGTTTTGACCTATTGTGAGCAATGCTTCACAATGATCTTCTACAAACAACCAATCACGAACATTAGCACCTTTACCATAAACAGGGATAGGCGTATTGTTTTTAATATTTCGAATAATCGTTGGAATAAACTTCTCAGCATGTTGCCGAGGACCATAGTTATTAGAACAATTGGTGACTACAGCCTCAATCTTATGTGTGTTGACATAAGAGCGAACAAGATGATCGCTGGCTGCTTTGGTGGCTGAATACGGATTACGTGGGTCGTATGGAGTTATTTCGGTAAATGATGGATCGTCTGGGTTTAAACTTCCATAGACCTCATCAGTAGAAACATGGACTAACTTGCCGCCATGCTTCTTAATACATTTTAGAATGTTGTGAGTACCATTAATATTAGTGCTGAGGAAATCGTTGTCACCAGCAATAGAGTTATCAACGTGAGACTCAGCAGCGAAATGAAACGTAATCTCTGGTTCGTATGCCGCATACATGTGCTCCAAGAATTCAAGATTACGGATGTCGACTTTCTTAACTTGCAAACGCCAATCTTCGTAGAAACCATTAAGGTTGTCTCCGTTGGCTGCATAAGAATAGTTATCTAGGACGACGATTTCGTCCGAAGGATATTTTTTAAGGTGAGAGATTACAAAATTAGAACCAATAAATCCCAAACCACCAGTCACAAATGTCGTCATGAAACCTCAATAATTAATTTGCTACATGGACAGTCCAGCTGACACCAACGTTTTCGTCAGCATAAAATTCAGAACCCTTCCTGTATTTACCTGCATTTGTCGTAGAATAAGCAGCTCTTGTTGCTGTAATTGGTCTCAATCTAAATTTTAAATTTACATCTGG